AGATACAATATTATTTTTCTGACCATGAATTTACAAAAAAAGAAAGGAATATTCTTTATAATAACATTAATAATATTTATGGTCATTCAAAGTGGATGCTCCAACTAATATTAAGTATTGATTGGAACAATGACGACCTTAGTGAACAAAGACACCATGTTTTAAATTCTTTGACAAAAAAAAGAGGCACAGTTAATTGTTGGGAAATGATGTGCACACGGTCGTGTTGTAAAAATTTACAGGCTGAAGATATAATTATAATCCTTTCTAAAAAATACACCTATTCTCCACTAATTAGATTCTTAATAAAGGAATTAAATCTAATATCAGAAACAGAATTAACCTGTTATTTATCATACATTGTTAATTTGTTGTCCTTTTACAAGAATTATAGTTTAATTTGTGGTGATATTGAACATTTTTTATTTGAAAAAACAGTTGATAATGTTCCTCTTAGTAATCAGCTTTTTTGGACAATAACACAATGTATAGCTAATCCAAGTAGTCATAATTATTATACAAAGTTAAGAAATAGTCTTGTTAAAAAATTATCAAAAAATGATTATAGGCTTTTTCAAAACGGATATGATTTTACATCTAATTTAATACAACTGGCAAATAGCTCTGGAGATAATTTAGTTAATAAACTATCACATCATTTGAGTTCATACGATTTTAATGATAATGCCTTTTATTTACCTATAAATTTTAATAAATCGTTCAATTCAATTGATATCACTAAAATTCGAACTATCGATTCAAAAACTAAACCGATTATATTACCTTGTAAATATGATAACGATAAGATATTTAATATTATGCTTAAAAAGGAAGATATCAGAAAAGAGGAGATTGTTATGAAAATTATTAAATTAATGGATTATTTCCTAAAAAAAGAAGAAGATCTTGATATGTTTATAACTATTTATAATATTTTACCTATATCAAATGAGTATGGTTATATAGAATTTGTGCCTAATTCTACTACACTATATCATATAAGAGAGGTATTGAAATTTTCAATACAAAACTTTATACTTGAAAAAAATCCAGATATGGATATTAACAAATTAAGAGAAAGATTATCAAAGTCGTGTGCCGTATATTGTGTAATAACTTATTTATTAGGTATAGGAGATAGGCATTTAGATAATATAATGATTACTAATGATGGACTTTTATTTCATATTGATTTTGGTTATATATTAGGTAAGGATCCTAAACCAATTGCTCCCGAGATAAGACTTACTCCTGAAATGATTGATGCCATGGGCGGAATGAATTCTCAACACTATAGAAAATTTAAAGAATACTGTGGGATAGCATATAATTGTTTAAGAAGACATGCTCCAATTTTTTATGTACTACTTATGAGTCTAACTGAATATGTTCCTACAGTAGATGAAAATATAAATGAAAAGAGTATAAAAGAACATATTATTCAAAGATTTATGCCAGGAGAAAACTATAGAGAGGCAGAACATCAATTTAATACAAAGCTCGACAATAATTCCAATACTTATTCAGAAGGAGTAATTGACTATTTTCATAAACAATATAAATCTGCGTCTGATTCAGCTTCAAGTTTATCAGATACTTCAACAGACTTAATGAACAAAGCAACTGAAACCGCATTTTATATGAAAAATAACGTAACAAAAGGTATAAGTAATTTATCTAGTATTTTTTACTAATAATTAAATTTTGCTTGTTTAAATTTTGTTAATTTAATCTTTTATATATTATATATGGCATTTTCTTGGGAAAATCTAAAACGTGATGTAAGAGATAATTCACCATCTTCTGATGCAGTTACTAAGAGTGTAGGAACTGCCGTTATTGTTTATGCTTCTGTTCTAGCATATTGGCATAGAGATATTATTGGTGCTTGGACAAAAGAGCAATGGGCCAGACTTACTAAAAAAAGTGAAGGAGAGGCTGAAACCGGTAAAGTCAATGAATCTCTTTAATTAAATTTTTATAATTATTTTTATAAAAACATAATATCTGGGGAAAAAATTTTTAAAACTTATAGTAGTAATAGTATGAATAAGAATTTATCTAAACAATTTATATCTACGTTTGACCCTATTAAAATAAATAAATCAAGGACACTCCTTGATAAAGAAAAAAAAGATGTAGTAAAAAAACTTACAACAGGACTTACTAATAGAAAAGTAACAGATACTATACATTCTGCGATTGAATTACATTGTTCTGGACATATTGACTTTGTATTAAAAAAATTGTTTAATTATTATTATTCTGAAATAAATATGGCTCAACCACAATGTATAGATTATATTTATCTGTTTAGTAAATATTATAATGGAGCATATGACTGTAAAACTAAATCAAAGCAACCAATATTACTAGTTAATGATATGCGTATAAGAAATTTTCTTTGTTTTTTTACACCGCTATTGTTAATGTGTAATCAAAGAAAACTACTTAAATTACCTAAAATACCAGCAGTTGATTTTGATATGGAAACACATAAAAAAGGTTTGGTAAGTAAAAACCTTAAAGTAGTAGGTTTATTTGTAAGTAAGAAAGAACCGAAAGAAATAATAATTCCTCTTTCAGAAATATGCCATTATCTCGATGATAAAAAACTCTTGGATAGAGAACAAAAGATAATTTATTGGCTGGCATGGTTAATAGAATATGAAAAAATATACCATAACAAAAACTTACTTGTAGATGTTCGAGATATAGAAGGTGTAGATAGTAAGTATCATAGAGATTTTATTTGGATAGTATGGTCGATTATATTGTATTTTTCTGATAAAAATAATAAAACCTATATAGAAAAATTATATAAATTATTTATAACAGGCTATTCGAGAGGAACAAAAAAATCTAAATCAAACCTAATTATAATGGCTGTATTATTTATAATTAATCCTTTACCCAAAATAACATATCCAGTCCCTTGTCTAACCAATGAGCAATTTAAACAATCAAACCTACATTCACTTAAATGTAATAAGTATTATTTAACATTGTTCCAGAGTAAAACATATATGGAAGTATAATATAGATGTCTAAACCTATATTATCATTCTGTCAAAAAACAGTAAGTCATTTAAAAAATGTAGTAAAACAAAACAAGTGTAAAGCATTATTAATAGGTGTTAAAGCAGGTGGATGTAATGGTCTTAAATATAATATAAAACCAGTTAATGAAGAACCGCATAAGCACGATGAAACCATAAAAATTGATGATCTCAATATACAAGTCTGTCACAGAAGTCTTATGTATCTTATAGGCACAGAGATTGTATGGGAAGAATCACCTATGGGTGGCGGATTAACTTTTATAAATCCCAATGCAGCAGGACAGTGTGGATGTGGCGAAACATTTACTCCCGGCAACTAATAACCATACTGACTATATCTGAGTTTGAAATGGCAGGTTCTCTATTTGTCGCATGTGAGACTTTCATATCATATACTTCGTTTTCAGAAGGGTCTTCGAGATTAAGAGGAACTACACCAGTAACATTGTTTTCTTCTAAACCTGAAGTAAATAATATCTCTAAAAATTTATTAAAGTTACTACTTATATTAGGTTTACATAATTTATACTTAACTGTATGTAGTAAAAAGTTAAAATACATAGGAGATGGTAAAGAGCCAATAACATCCGCTCTTTTTTTATCAAGCTTATTTAACCATCTATCACTAAGTTGATAAACATTAACCATAAATAATGGTCTTAGGATTTCAATAATTTCCGTAATATCTACCATAAATGTATATTCAGCTTCTTGTCTATCGGATTCTTTATGTGTTCTTTTATATTTTTCATGACACTTATTCCAGTATACATAACATACTTTATATATTTCTTCGAAGCATTCAGAGGTTGTTGTATTGAAATTTGCGCATTTAATACGTAATTTATATTTATTGATAGCGCCCGCAATTTGATTTGCTACTCTTTTCATTATTATAGTATAGATTTATTATTTCCAATATAGTGATGCTTTACTTTTATAGTCTATAAGATTATTATATTCATCATCTACAAATATTGTTAGATTTTGACTATTAATATTAGGTGATTTAGAGGTCCATTTATCATCTTTAAGAAGTAAATTTAAATATTCTATTCTGCCTTTTCCACCTTTAAATTTTCTGGATAATTTTGGTTTCCTACTTTTAAGTTTCCATTCACACTGCATTGCCTCGGACTTATTTTTGAAGCCATCTATTATACATATAGGATACCAATTACATTTCTTTTTAGTATATTTAGCCCCACCACTTATTAAACCATTATGTTGCATCCATCTATTCAGAAAATCATTAGTCATGCCTACATATGATAGATTATCGCATATAATTACATAAACAAGATACATTACTTATGTAATTTAACAAATTCTTAAATTAAAAATAATTTATATTAATAATTATAATGTCAGTAATTTTTGGAGCACATATTTCTATAAGTAAAGGATTAGTTAAAGCAGTTGATAGAGCAAATGAATTAGGATGTAAAGTTATGCAGATTTTTTCCCAATCTCCTCAAAGCTTTAGAGGAATTTCAAAAAAAAATTTAGAAGCGGTAGATAAAGCCAGAGATAGACTTAAACATCATGATATACAGGTGGTATCCCATAGCCCTTACTTAATTAATCTTGCCAAAGATCCTGTAAATGAAAAATACGTAGCGGATGCTTTAAAAAATGATTTAGAATTTGTTAATAAATTGGATGGAATAGGTTCTGTAGTTCATATGGGTAAAAAGATAAAACTAACTGAAGAAGAAGCACTCAATAACATGGAAAAGAATATTAAAAACATACTAAGTGAGTATAAAGGAGATTCAAAATTAATTCTTGAAACTTCTTGTGGTCAAGGAACTGAACTTCTATATAAAATAGAAGACCTGGGTAAATTCTATGAAAGATTTACTAAAAAAGAAAAAGAAAAAATTGGATTTTGTATTGATACATGTCATGTATTTGTAGCAGGTTATGATATGAGGACTTCTCAAAAGGTAAAAGCATTCTTTAAACTATTTGATAATTGTATTGGATTAGATAAATTAGTATTAATTCATTTTAATGATAGTGATAAACGATTTGCGAGTCATGTAGATAGACATGATGATATAGGAGAAGGATTTATTGGGAAAAAAGAGGGTGGAAGTATATCTGGTTTAAAAGAAGTATTTAAAATTGCTAAGAAGCTGGGTGTTCCAATGACTTTAGAAACACATGACATTGAAGGAGATCTAAAAAATGTGCAGAGCTGGAAAGAATATAAATAGATTCAATTAGGTTTATTTTATCTAAAATTTATGTAATATCATATAATGATTGATATAAAAAATATTACAATTCCACACTATACATCTATCATTATATCAATAGTTATACTTGTAATACTAATAAAATATAAAATTAAAAATCCATTTTGGGATAAACAGCCTGTAATGAGACCAAGTATGAAAGGACATACTGGTATTATTTCCAAAGCGCCAGTTTTCAGCATTAAACTTAAATCAAATCAAAAAATAATACTTAATAATTATCCCATTGATCAAATTAAAGATTTTTTACAAGATAATTTTTCTAATTATTACAATGTAAATACTAAATACTTAGATTACTCTTTAAAGAAGAAAAATGCTCATAATATTGTTTTGCTTGAGAATAAAAAAATTATAGGTTTTATTCATTCCAACCCAATACTTGTCTACTTAAATCAAAAATTAGTTAAATTTAGGTATGTAGATTATCTATGTATTCATGAAAAATATAGAGATAATTATATGGCAACCATTTTAATCGCGTCAATTATAAGAGTAAATCATAGAAAACAACCTATAATGTTTAAAAAGGATTTCAGCAGATTACCATATAATTATTTTATATCTACTAATTATCACATTAAAGATATTAGAAAACTTAATCCTAAAACTACAAATAAAATTAAAAAGTTGACTCCGTTTAATTTTTATAAATATTACGATTATACTAATTTACTTCTTAAGCGTTACACGGTAAAATGTTTATACACCAAAAAAGAATTTTTTGACTTATTTTTAGGTAAGTCTGTTATGGATTACTATATAATTGACAATCCTAACGGCTATAAAACAATTATAATAGGAAAGAAGACCATATATAAGCTTGATGGTAATATACTTAATTGTTTTGAAATAGATTTAGTATTAGGAGAATTAAGATATCTTAAAGAAATAGATGAACAACTATCTAATTATCTTAAATCTAATGGGTATAATTATATATGTATATCAGCAATCGGAAGTAATATTAAATACATAAAAGATAATGAATATAAAAGAAATTCAAGAGTTTACTATTACACATACAACTATTCAATGCCTAATATATTACCTAGTGAGTGTGTGATAAATATAAACTAATAGCTTAAAGGTTCGTTATTAATTATTAATAACATGTCTTTTACGGATCAATACAGTCATTACTCGTATAAAATGGTCAACGCAAATAATTCAACTGATACAGATAATAAATCTATGTCAATTATAGGAAATGTAATGGTTTGGGGTTTAATATTAGGAACTCTTTTATCTTACACCCCTCAATATTATAAAATATATAAGTCAAAAACTACAAAAGGTGTCAGTGAAAAATCAATTATATTTGGAGTTTATAGCTGTCTTTTTAATGTATTAGGAACAATACAGCAAGACTATAAGCGTATTCATGATTGTAAAAAAAATAATAATTGTTATGATACCTGGATACCTATAGTTCAGTTATGTTCACCTTTTTTATGCATGATAGCACTTTATTGGTTCTATTTATCTTATGTTTCAGGTGAATATAGTCTTGTTACTCTGGCGGGAAAAGATGATTCAATTTTAGTTAGCACTTACCTGAAAAGACTTAGTATATATAGACGTGGCAGATATAATTTATTTTTTTCAATTGCGATTACTACAATATCCTTAATCATAAATACATTAGGTGGAGACCATTCTATTACACTTTGTGGAGAAATATTTAATATAATAAGTGCGATCTTAAGTGTTGTTATGTGGATACCTCAAATAATTAAAACATATGAATTAAAATCAGCACATGCTCTTTCTTTGGTAGCATTATCTATACATTCGTTTGGATGCTTTGTTACAATATTTTACCAATCAGTTATAATGAAACAAAACTTTTTAGTGATTAGTAATTATTTAATCGGAGGTATATGTGAAGGTTCGATTGTTTTAATGGCTTTATACTACAAAAGAAAAAAAAGAATATATAAGAATCAACTTAACGCATTAAGTGATGAATTTTCAGGGGATCATTATTACAATACAAACGTGTATTATAGTGATAATCATTTAGTAACTTTGTAATTAAATATAAATAATTTTTATTTATAATTAATAGTCTATTTTAAAGGTATTTAATAGTTTAATTAAGCAGATTTCTCAACTACGCGGCTAAGAAGACCGTTAATGTTCATGAAAGTGTAAGTTTCTTTAGCTTCAAGTCCAAAGAGTTTTACAAGTTCTTTGTCGGCTTTCCATGATTTACGGTTTTCAGCAATTTGAAGTTCTTTCGATTTGATGTAAGCAGATACAGCTTTCATCATCGATTGACGAGTGTAACCACCATCCTCGGCAACAACTTCTTGTTTCTCAAGGAATTTTTTCATAGCAGCATTTACTTTTACAGGGCGTTGACGGACAGTCCTGCGTGGTTTGCTACTGCGCTGAAGGCGACGTTGTTCGCGGTCAACTTCGGTGCTCAATTTTTTAAGGTTGCGATGCATCTCGCGGGTTTGTTGTGCCTGTTGGGCAGAAATTTCAAGAAGTGCTTCAAGCATCTGTTTTACAGTAGATTCGGTTTCAGGAGTAGTAGTAGTTTCGGGGGTTGTTGTTTGTTCGCTCATTGTTATGCTTATTAATAATGGTTTATTTTTAAGTATTTATCAACAATGTTAATAAATATGTTAAATATGTTATTTTTATAGTTAAAGAAGGGTAATTTAAAAAAAATTAAAATTGTTTCTGCGTGAAATTGTAAAATTTTAAATATTTACTTACAATTTTAAGAAAATATATTGTTTTATAAGATATATATATATATAATGAGTAATTCTACAAGTAATTATGATTACAATCAAATTGTTAATCCAGAAACTAATAGAACCGTAAATACTAACAGTAGAACAGGGAAAAAGGTATTAGAAAAATATAAAACTTTACTTAATGTCTCTCAACAAGGAGGTGTTAATCAAATTCATGCACGAGATTGGCGAAATATTTATAGAACCAATGCTTATAAAAAAAACAAAATATCAATTAGAGATAAATATGGTAAAGAATATGTAGGATTATTTCTAAATGGTGCTAATTGGAATAATGAAAGTAAAAATAAAGATTTATATGTATGTGAAGAAATAGTTAAAAGTAATAACTCATATTTGTCAGATAGTAACAAATGGAGGTTCACATCTCGGGGCAGCGGAAATGTTTTAAATTCTATGAAAAAATGTGAAGTTATCTTACCAAAAAAGGCAGGGTGTTATTCTATGATATTAATTGATCCAAGTTGGACATATCAAAGCGAGGCTCCAGCAATTGTTGGATATATAATTGCTACAAATAAAACAAGTAATAGTGGTGAGTATGAAGGAGTAAATTTTATATATATTGATTATTTAGAAGTTTCAACAGATTGCCAGGGTCAAGGAATTTGTCAACCCATGCTGAGTTCTATTATAAATATATTTATAACGAATTTACGATTTACAAGCTTTAAAATTTTTAATGCTTCTCATAATATTGGGGCTGCACGAAAGTGTTATATAAGAGCCGCGGAAAGCAATGGTTTAAATATTTATCATATTCCTTACCATGAAAGTCAGGGTAATTTTCCTGTTCATCTATGTGGACTTTGTGAACTAAAGGAAAATAGGGAAGGAGGCACGACAAATCTCGATAATGATTTAGTAAATCACGATGGTGTCGATGGCGAAGATTACTATATGGTACCAGCGGGTCTACTAGAGGAAGCACGAGGATTTGATTACCCCGATTGCTATTATTTATATTCAGATTAATAATATTAATAGAATTAATTTAATAATAAAATACAGTAATTTTAGCTTGTATTTTAGCTTGTATTTTCAAGAAAATATGAAAGCCTTTTTAAATTAATTGTATTATCTATTGCAATCTTATGTGTATCGCTTACTTTAATCATAAAATATTTATTATTTTTTATAATTTCTTCAGCCAAATAGAGTTTTTTTATTATTAAGAGCCAATAAGAATCGGGAGTGTCTCTGTTAAAAGTGGTATTCACTTGTTCAAGACTAATTATATCAGAAGGAAGTAAATAATCACAAATGCCT